TGCGGTGCAGCAGGCTGCACCTTCGAAGCTGGACGTGCCGCTTCGATTCGGGGTAGAAATCTTTTAAAGGCGGATACAATATCCGGCAAAGATTTACCAGTCTGCCTCTGAATTGCATTCAGAACCAAATCGGTTGTGAAGTTGGCCATTAATGCTGCCCGCCCGTAAATCGATTATAGCTTCTATCTATAGTTGGAATAAAAATACAGTCTGTCAGCACGAGACACGTCAGGAGGTCCAGGAATAGCCTGGATAAACTCACCGCCACTACGCTCAAAGCGATAACGTCCAGTAACTTCATCCTTATAGTTTGCTACATAAAGCATCTGAGCTAACCTGTTGGTCTCGTACAGATAGTTCTGATGCCACACGCGCTGGACTTCACGCTTGTCTCGGACGGCAATGTTCCTCGAGACGTCGCCAGTAATCGTCTCTTGCCGACTCGTGGCAGTGTCGGTAGCAAGTTCAGTTAAACGCTCAGCCTCTTCGCATCGCTCAATCTGAGCAACAATTTTGTCGTAGTAAAACTCGCTTGGAATGCTGTTGCAAGCTTCGAGTAAACGGGCGTAGTCGCCAGCGGGAACCGTGGCAATGTTGTACCCAAGGTGATACGCAACTCGCGAAAAGTTATAGTCGTCGAGCTTTAGACCAAAGACCTGCGCAGGGTTGCGCGTGATCTGGTTGATCGCTGCGTAAATGACCTCACGCTTTGTCGCGTCGGTCGTTGTGGCGTTGAACGTAACGCCCTGTTGCGCAAGATAAGACTGGATTTGCTCCAGTTCTTGCTGCGATAACTGAGCCATTACGTACAGACCGTCTTATTTTTTTATTTTAAACCGCCAACAAAAAAGGGAGGAACTTACATCCTCCCTCGTCCCCCTCGTTGGTCCTTGACCAAATTTATTCTACGTAGACGACACCAGATTCCAACACTGCTTCCCAATCAACGCGACCGATGCTCTTGAGCTGATCGAGCTTCGTAAAACGCTCACCAGGCATCGATTGCTGAAGCTCCTTAATTTCGATAGCAGTCTTAAGACCAACGCCCTTCAGAACCTGGGTCAGGCGCTGAGGAGTTGCAGTGTTGATATTGACTCGGTGCTCTGCAGGAACAGCAGGCGCCTCAGTCTTAACAACCGTGCGTCGACCACGTCGCTTCACATTGGTTTGGGTGTCTTCTTCTTCCTGCTCTTTGATCTCGAGCTGCATCCTGTGAGCGAAGAAAACCTTACCGGTGGTGATTGACCGGACCATCTTGTATTCGCCTTCATCGTGCTCGCTCAGGATCTCAACGCTGATGCCACTGGGCTTATAGATGGTCTCGGCTTTGGAAGTCACAGTCATCATAAGAACATGCCTTTGCAGATTCTATACGCAAGAAAATAAAAAGGCCCCCTCCGAAGAGGGAGCCTGCACCCTTGGTTTCGCCTACTGAGAGTATCAGGAAGGAGAAGTGGAGGTGTAGATGGAGGATTCCACCACGCCGCCGGGCTGGAGAACGACGTCGTCGCGCTCGGGGGGCTCGTCGGGGATGAGCCAGCAGACTTCGCAGATGCCGAGAGCTTTGTCCTTGCCGGACAGCTTGTTGGCGTTGGCGCGGGGATCGTAGATACCCGAACCTTGAGCGAAACCGGAAGCAGCAACGCCACCCAGGTTGGTGACGGTGAACAGCTTGTACTGGGTCTCGGTGGTGGTGAGAGCCAGGCTGCTGCTGTCAACAACGTTGTTCGAGGCGGTAGAACCGTTCTCGATGAAGCTGTTGGAGCCAGCCAGGGTCACGAAGAAGCCGGAGCTGGTGGGGGAGGTGGTCAGACCTTCGCCCACAGCGGGGCCGAGGCCCAGCTCAGGGGTGGTGTCTGCACCGGCCACGCCGCTGCTCACAACGTTGCCGCCGTCCAAACGGAGGGACAGACGGTAGACGTATGCGCCGGAAGGAACGCTGATGCCATCAGTGATATCAGCCCGGACATCCTTGTGGAAGTCGGGAGAAGGAATGATGACGTCTGCGTTCAGGAAGGGCTGCTCAGCAGAGTTCTGACCAGAGCCGTAGGGCTTGGTGTAGTAGCTCAGCTGGTTGCTGGTGCCCAGAGCTTGGTAGCTCAGATCCACGTAGCCGACTGCCTGTTGGGCAATCCAGCCGGGACGGAACACGACACCGACAGGGCCGCCGACAGGCTGACCAGTCTTGGTGACAGGACGACCGTTGGCATTCAGGGTGTCAACGGACTTTTCTTCGTGCCAGTAACGAAGAACGTTGGTGTAGTTGCCGGGATAAATCTTGGCAACTGAGAGAGCGTTAGGGTTGATCGCCATGGTAGTTACCTCCTATCAAGCGTCGAAGGAGTAACCGATGGTTGCGAAGTCTGCGTTCAGCAGTTCGAAACCAGCGTACAAGGACCAGATCATCATGATGAAACGACTGAAATCGTCGTTGTTGTTCAGGAGGACCTGGGCGTTGTTACCACCAATACCCACGCCGACGGACTGAGGACCGAAGAACATGCCGATGGCAGTGTCGTAGTCAGCAGAGGTGCCGCCGATAGAAGCGGTTGCCTGTTGGGTAGGCATGTTGGTGGATTCGAAGAAGCGGACTCCTTCGAACACGAAGCCGGTGGGCATGATGGGCTCACCAGCCACGAAGGTGGCCTGGCCGAAGCCTTGGCCCATATAGATTGCTGCGTTCGGCTGCATAGCCGACATCAGCGGGTTGATCTGACCGTTGCCGGGATAACGAGCAACTTCACGGAAGTCGCTGTTCTGACGCAGGTGCAGCAGGAAGGTGGGATCGCAAACGCAGCGATAGAAACCATCCTGATAGGTAGGAGTGTTCCGCTTGCGCAGGCTCTTCACCACGCGCAGGAGGTCGTCCTTGACGTCGAACTTGGCTTGCTCGGCGTTGGTATAGGTGAGGCTACCGACGGCGAGATCGCCGGGATAGTAATAACCACCTTGGGTGTCGGAAGACTGGCCCTTGGAAACAGCTTTCAGGAGTTCGTTGATGAACACCCGATCGCGCCAACGACGATAGTCGTCGAGCAGGGTCAGGGAGCCGATGGACTGATGGAAAGCCGTCAGGTTGCCGGTGTCCAGCAGGAGACGCTGAGCAGTGATCAGGGTCTCGCGAGCAATCTTGAAGGTGCTCGGCTGGGTGGGATCGTTCGGATCTGCAGGACCGGTGTACTCCTTCAGAGTCACCAGGACCTTGTCCTTGACGATGTTCCGGCTGTTAGCGGTGCCGATGGTTTGTTCGGCAGTACGCTCACGGCTCTCTTTGGAACCAGGGTTACCCCAGAAACGGTAACGGTCTAACTGAACAGTTTGACCAGGCTGCTTGGAGAAGTCGTGAACGACCACAGGTTCTGCGGCCATCTCGACGATGTACGCAGGATGCGGCCGATATAACTCAGCACCAAGCAGTTTCGGGAAATCATTATCGACGAACAAAGCTCGTCAACTCCGATCGAAACTACATATTGATGTTAGAGGATTATGTACCTTTTAAGAAGGGCGTTTGTCGCATTTATAGCGCTGAATTAGATGCCCTTCTGATTACTGCTATTAACTGAAGATGAGAAGGTGTGCGGCATATTTCGAATACCTTCTCCGAGCACTCCATAAACACCACCAAGGTTGTAGCTGTAGCGCGTGGATTTACCCCGCACAATGCTCCTGGTCACAGTGTCCATTGCCCCAGGCACTGTGGATCGAATAGCTTGTGTATAAGTGTGACAGTACACAGGAGGGTTGTACTGCCACGATGCTCGGGAGCCAGATGTGTCCTGAGTTGGATTCGTCAGAATGCTTCCCTCGTACCGAGCGTGCGTGACGCCGCCCCCGGTAATTCCGTTAGAACTCGAAGTGTTATCGCCTGGTGTCTGATAGGGGTCGTAGTTCTGATTGTCTGGAGCTACGCCCCTAAAGTACGTGGATGTTCTTCCTTCGCGAACACCAAACTCTGGCTCATATGACGTCTCTACTTTCGCATTTGCGGTGGTTATGGTCGTATGTGACCGAAAACCATCAATGGTATCCAGGGTGCCGCTTCCAACGTAGTACCCTTCTTTCCAATCAGTCCAAAAACCTGATGGAGCTGGAGGAACTGCACGCCATTCAGTGGTTACATAAGCCCCAGAGTTCGGCGGCCCGGCAACTGTGAAACCTTGGTCGACTCCAACGTCATTTACGCCGTACCAGCTGACGTAATTGCCTAAAGAATCGGTATAACCGCTCCCGACAATCACATACGAGTTTGTATCCCGCTCGTAATCGGTCGTATGGTTCGGACCCGACTGAATTCTGCGTGGTCCGCTGTCGCGACGCCTATTTCTAAGGGGGTTCTGGGCCACAGTGCTTGTCCCGAGCTTTCCCTAAGTCTAATTAGAAGAATTTAGACGTTTTTTGGCCTTGTTCTTGGCTTTTACGCGCTCAGGTAGGTTGTCAGGCGTCTCTTTTTCCCATTTATCGATCTCTCGCTGCGACATTTTGCCCTCAGCCTTAAGGGCGTAAAACTTCCGCCTTTGAGCTTCGGACTTGAAAGGCATTTTTAGGCTCAGGAGCTTCTCCAATTGTAGGAGAGAGCTCCAAAATCCATTTATTTACATGGTCGCTTGGGTTTTTGATAATAAAAAGACCCATGCGCTCTAAAGACTTAGCGGCGTAAGCCTGTTGTGGAATGTCTTGGCTTGATGCACGTGGCATAGGGCAAGGAACCCCAGGATTTTTCGCGCAAAAATTGCGGAAATACAAAAAGAGGTTCCTTTGCTTTGGCCCTAGACCTTTAGGAGGCAGCCAATCGATCATGCAACAGGAAGAAGCTGCAATCCTTCGGTTACGTCAACCAGACCTGAGCCAGAAAAATGGCCAAAGGAGGTGAGATCGA